TGCAGCAGGTGGCGGCCCAGGTAAACAAGGCCATGGAGCCGCTGCAGGCCAAGCAGCAGCAAAGCGAGGCGCAGGCGCACTACGACGCCATCTACAAGGCGCACCCGAATGCCGACAGCATCGTGCAGAGCGCGGAGTTCAAGGCTTGGGTGGATGCGCAGCCGAGTGTGGTGCGCAACGCTTACTGGCAACTGTTCGACCCGCAGGAGGGCGGATCGGCCGAGCAAATCGTCGAGGTTTTCGACGCTTTTGTGAAGTCGACCGGCAAACCAGCTCCAACGGCCGTGGCCCCTGATCGGGCCAAGGCAGAGGCCGCCGCAGCGTCCGCGCGGGCCGAACCCCCTGTGAGCCTGTCCGGCATCCCCGGCGGGCGCGCAGACGGGCTCAGTCCGCAAGAGCGTATGGCGAGCTTGGGTGGTCAAGAACTGTATTCGGCCATGGAAAACATGAGTCCGGCGCAGATCGAGGCCTATTTGAACAAGCAAATGTGACCCCAACGGGCGCCGTTCATTCGGGGCCGAACTCTTTGAAGGAGGCCAATCATGGCTGAAAGCAAGACCAACGTGGCGGCCGGTGCAACCGGCGCCATGATCCAGCAGGCCGTGGGCGTGTTCCACACCTGCATGCAGCGCAACACCACGCTGAACCGACTGACCGGAAAGATGCCGACGATCGAGAACGCGATCGCGGGCGCCAAGCGCCAGTCCAAGCCGACGATGCCGATCGTTCGCGCCGACGACCTGTCCAAGAACAAGGGTGACGAGATCACCTTCCACCTGGACAACCCGATCAGCGGCTACCCGATCATGGGCAGTGAGTACGCCGAGGGCAAGGGTGTGGGCATGTCGTTCTCCGAGGATCGCCTGCGCGTGAACCAGGCGCGCTTTCCGATCGACATGGGCAACACCATGACTCAGATTCGCAGCCCCTACGACATGCGACGCCTGGGCCGCCCGAAGGCGCAGCAGCTGATGAACGACTACATCGACCAGTCGATCCTCGTTCACCTGGCGGGCGCACGAGGCTTCCACGACAACAAGATCGAGTGGCGCGTGCCGCTGGCGGCCGACCCCCGGTTCAGCCAGATCATGGTCAACAAGGTGAAAGCCCCGACCAAGAACCGCCACCTGGTGGCAGCCGCCGGAAGCGTGAGCGAGGTTATCCCCAATGCGGGCGACCTGACCATTGCCACCACCGACCTGTTCAGCATGAGCGTGGTGGACTCGCTGCGCGCGTGGATGGATCAGATCGCACTGCCGCCGCCCCCGGTGGAGTTCGATGGCGACCTGGCGGCCACCGACAGCCCGATCCGCGTGGCGCTGGTGTCGCCGGCCCAGTACAGCGGCTTCGCCACCAACGCGGACTTCCGCAGCTTCCAGGCCAACGCCTACGCGCGCGCCCGTTTGGCCAAGGATCATCCGCTGTTCCTGGGCGACGTGGGTCTGTGGAACGGCATCCTGATCGTGAAGATGCCCAAGCCGATCCGCTTCTACGCGGGCGACGACATCGCCTACTGCGCGGCTTACGACAGCGAAACCGAGTCCACGGTGAAGGTGCCGGCCTCGTTCGGCACGACCTTCGCAGTGGATCGCGCGTTGCTGCTGGGCGGCCAGGCGCTGGCGCAAGCCTTCGGGCGCTCGGAGCACAGCGGCGTGCCGTTCTTCTGGTCGGAAGAAGACGGCGACCACGGCGACAAGATGGAAATCTTGATCGGCGCGATCCTTGGGATGTCCAAGGTGCGCTTCGCGGTGGATCACGGCGATGCCAAGCAGTTCACCGACCATGGTGTGACGGTGCTGGACACGGCCGTCAAGATCATCAAGCCGCGCGGCTGATGACCCAGCGGGGCCGGCACACCCGCCGGCTCCGGGTTTGAAACATCAATTTCAGGAGGCCAACATGGCAACCATCAAGAAACTGGGTCTGGGCGCGCAGCAGTTCGGCGGCTTCACCCCCTACGGCAACCTCACGACCATTCGCGCCAAGCTCGAAACCTCGGCCACGGGCGGCGCCATCGGCGCGGACAGCTCGACCGCCATCGCCTCTGGCGATGTGGTGGTGCTGGAGAAGCTGCCGGCCGGCATGGTGCTGGAAGATGCCCAAGTGATCGTGTCCACGGCCATGACGGCTTCGGTCACGGGCTCGCTTGGCTTCATCTACGCCGACGGCGTGGACAGCACCGACGTGCCGCAAAGCGCGACCTACTTCGGTTCGGCCCTGGTGCTCAACGCCACGGGCCGCCTGCGCTGCGCAACGACCAACGCGCCGGTCAAGCTGCCCAAGGAAGCCTTCCTGGTGCTGACCACCGGCGGCGCGGCAAACGCCAAGGCGTCGCGCATCGACGTGATCGTCCACGGCGAGCGCATGGGGCCGAAGTAAGCGGCACAGCCGAACGGGCGGGTCATGGCGGCCCGCCCATCCATGAACATTCACACGGAGCGATCACATGGCGGAAGAACAACTGGTTGGCGTGACCTACACGGGACGCGAAGACCCGTTTGTCGATCGCATCTACCGATCGCGCCTGACGTTCGAGCACGGCCAGACGCGCGAGTTGCCTCCTGATCTGGCGGCCAAGTTCTTGCAGCACACCGATGTGTTCCAGGCTGCCGAGGCCAAGGCCAAGAAGCCGGCCAAGGCCAAAGACGACACGCAGGAGCAGCTGGAGGCCGCCGAGAAGGCCGAGAGCGAGCGCCGCGAGCAGGAAAACACCCGCTTCGAGGTTCACCAACAGATCGACAAGATGGACAAGGCCGCGATGCGCGACTTTGCCAAGACCAATTTCAAGGTGGACTTCCCCGGCGCGCTGGGCGAGGCCAAGATGCGCGAGCAGGTCAAAGGCCTGGTTGACCAGTACGGGATGCCATCGTGACCCTGGAAGAGCTGATCCGGCGCTTTCGCACCCTGGCGGTGGACAAGGTGCAGCCGTACCTGTTCGCCGACGAGGATGTGATCGACTGGCTGAACGATGCCCAACGCCAGGCCTGCATCCGCGGTCGGCTGCTGCGCGAGGACGCCAACCCGGCGGTGTGCGAGATCGCGCTGACGCCAGGGCAGCGCACCTACCCGCTGCACAAATCGGTGTACGAGATCATCAATGCCCGCATCGTGCCGGGCAACGGCGACCGGGCGCGCACGGTGTTTCTGGCTTCGCGTGAGTGGATGGACGAGAACATGCCCGACTGGCGCGACGAGCAAGGCCAGGCCGAGTTCGCCATCCAGGATGACACCAGCATCCGCGTGGTCGGCGTCATCACGACTGGCGACAAGCTGGTCATCGAGTGCTATCGCACGCCGCTCAAGATGCTGGCCAACGACACCGACAAGCCGGAGATTCACGAGGCGCACCACGAGTACCTGATTCAGTGGGCGCTGCACAAGGCGTTCAGCGTGGTGGACGCCGACACGTTCGACCCGCAGCGATCGGATCGCTCCGAGGCGGCATTCACGAACTACTTTGGCCGGATGCCAGATAGCGACCTGCGGCGCATGACGCGCGAGGATGTTCCGCATCACAACGCACCAATTCTCCCGTAACACAAGGAGCCCACGATGGCAGACACCTCTTACCCGAAGGGCATGCAGCGGCTGCTCAACGGCTCGATCAATCTGGGCACGGCGCCCCTCAAGGTATGCCTGGTGACGGCTGGGTACACCTACAGCACCGCCCACGAGTTCGTCTCGGACCTGGGCACCCGCGTCGGAGTTGACCAGGCGCTCACCAACGTCAGCATCACCGGTGGCGTGCTGGATGCCGACGACCTGGACTTCGGCCTGCTCGCGCCCGGCAGCGCACTGAAGGCGGTTGTCATCTACCTTGACACGGGCAACCCATCCACCTCGCCCCTGCTGCTGTACCTGGATCAGCTCGCCGGCTTCCCCATGACCACGAACGGCGGCGGTGTAACGATCCCATGGAGTGACGGCACGAAGAAGATCGCCCGCATCGCTGGGACGTTCTACCCGAAGGGCGCCGCGCTCACCATGGGCGGTGGCGTCAACTGGGGGACAGATGCGCTGAAGGTCGCGCTGGTGCCGGCCGGCTACAGTCGTGACGAAGCTCATGAGTTTCTGTCGGACCTCGGCACTCCCCTCGCCACGCAGGCGATGGCCGGCCGCACCACGACCGGCGGTGTGTTCGATGCCGCAGACAACGACTTCGGCGCGCAGGCCGGACCGGGGGTGGTGGGTGGCGTCGCCATCTTCAAGGACACGGGCGTCTCTGCAACGTCGCCGCTCTTGATCTACACCGAGGATGTCATCGGCTTCCCATTCACGCTGAATGGCAGTGGAGTCAAGGTCGTGTGGCCGGACGTGGCAACCCGCATCTTCTCGTTGGTTCCGGCGTAAGGAGGGGCCATGCTGATCTTCTCCGACAACGCAGAAGCCGAACTGAAGTCCGCGCTGACGGCGCTCGCCATGGACGAGACCCGCCTCGACACGGTGACTGTCGACGCCACCGAGGCGCTCAAGTTCGCCACGCCGGAGTACGGGCGAGAGATGCACGTCACGCTATCCGACCCATCGAGCGCGCCGGGAGTCACGGAGATCGCGGTAATCACCGAGATTGAGCGCGGCGTGACGGATACCGTGTTCACGCTGCGGCGCGTGCGCGACTATGACCATCCAGAGGCGAAGTCGTGGGCGATTGGCGCAAAACTGTCTGGCCGCGTCACAGCGGCGATGCTGAGGTCTTTCGTTCAGGCGGACTCGGAGATTCCCGGCGTCTTCTCCATGGACATCGTGAACCCGCAAGCGAGCGCCAGGGCGTTCGCCTTCAGGACTTTTCCGGTGGTATCACTCGGCACGCCGGTGGGCAGCGACTATCACCAGGACGCCACAAACTACCCCGCCGGAACCGAAGTTATTTTCCGCACGAGGAACGTCGACATCGGTGAGCCGCCACCACACAACTCCAGCAGCTGGTACAGCCGCGGGGACGTGGTGGTTCCGGCCCCGGCCAACGGTCGGCAGTACCAGCTTTTGGTAAAGGACGCGGCTCACTCCCAGGGCACTGTTGCGTATGGGGCGATCACGTTCCCCAACAGTGATTTCGACCCTGTAGATGCGTTTGACGCCGATAATCCGCCGGTGCATGTCGGGTGGTGGGTTCCGACGCCCATGCCGATCGTCCTGGAGGAGGCGCTGCCTGGTGGATTCGTGCTGACGGAGTTCGGCTTCCTGGCCGTGCCGCCGGACCCTTCTCCCCCTGCAACGCCAGCCGTGGTCTCCGTGGGTACGGCAGGCGACAACGTGAAGTTTTTGGACCATGGGAGCCTGGCGGGCCCCAAGAGAATCACTGTCCCCAATGGTGCGTTTGGCGAGCAATCGCTGGTGTTTACCGTGCACAGCCAGGCCGATGTGAGTTTATTCGGCTCGTTCTACTTCAAGGGCTTCGTCGTCCATACGGGGTCGTAGGCGGTGTCTTATCCGCTCATCAACGGAGCGCAGATCAACGGCACCGATGCCGGTGGCTTGCAGCGCGCCGCCGGCGTAGACCTCGTAGGCCAGACACCACCACGCGCGGACCTCTCTTTTGGGGTTCAGCTGACGGTCGCCACCCTGGAGTTTGGCGGTGGGGCCATCAAGTCCGGCACGGACGTTGCGGCAGCGCCGTATTACGGGCTGGAGATGGTGCGCAGCGATGGGTTCATCTCATTGATGTACGGGCAGCCCAACGCGGACACCGTGTTCGCCGTCGCGACCTCCGCCGCGCTGGAGATTGGCCAGGCTGCCGTAGCGAGTGCATTCACGGCAAATGCCGAAACCCTCGGCGTGCTTCTGGATACGGGCAGCGCGAGTGCCAGCAGGACAGTAAAGCCAGCCACGGACGCCGGCGCGATGGAGATCGGCGCTGTCAGCCCTGTGCAGCGAGCGGTCTACGCCACGACGTCCGTGGTGATCGAGTTCGGCGCAGCCAGCGTCGAGCAGTACTTTGGTGCGCGCGGGGTTGACCTGGTGCGCAGCACGCCGCCCAGGCTGTTCTTGGGCGGTGGTTCCTTCCAGGCACTGACGTCCGCGCCCTTCGAAATCGGGGCCGTGGGCTGGCCGACGATGACGGCTCGCGCGCGGACGCATGTCGCGCTTGAAATCGGCCGAGCATCTGTTTCGCGGGGGGCGTCATGCTGACTTTCACCGGGTTCACCGGCATCAACAACGTCATTCCCGAGAGACGGCAGAAAGAGAGCGATCTGGTCAGGGCGGTCAACGTGGACGTTGGACTGACCGGCGAGATCACACGCCGTGGCGGGTACGCCGAGATCGACGGCACCTGCCACAAGAACCTCTGGCAGGCGGCTGGCTTCATGCTGGCGACTTGCGGCAGCGTGCTGACGGCCATCTGGCCGGACGGCGCCCGTCGCGTCATTCACCCCGCGCTTGGCTACAGCCGTGTGTGGTACTGCAACCTCCCGGACGGGCGGACGACCTATAGCAACGGCCTGATCCATGGCGTGACCGAAGGACTGACCGGCGCCGCGCGCAGCGTGCCTGTGCCCGCGTCGCTGGGCGTAGCAGACGTGGCGTTCGGCGCACTGCACCCTGGCGAGTACCGCTACCACCTGACCTATGTGCGCATGAGTGACCGGCTGGAGGGGCCCGCCATCAGCTCTGAGAAGGTCACCATCAGCCAAGGCGGCCTGCGCCTGGACGGCCTGCCGCAGCTTGACGGGCACGCAGTCAACATCTACCTGAGCGGAAAGGACGGGGAGGGCGCCTATCTGGCCGGCGAGACCACTGGCACGAGCTTTGAGTACACCGGCAACAACGCCGCGCTGGTGCTGCCGTGCCGCACGCTTGGAGGCCAGCCGTTCCCGGTGGGCACGATCACGGCGTTCTGGCGCGGGCGCGTGCTGGTGGCGCAGGGTGACGTGCTGTGGGCCAGCCGCCCGAGCGCGCCGCACCTGGCGGACTGGCGCGACTTCAAGCCACTTGGCTCGCCGATCACGGCCGTTCAGCCGGTGGATGACGGCATCTATGTGGGCACGGAGAAAGAGCTGGTGTTCCTCGCCGGCACGTCCTGGGATGCTCTGTCGTTCACGGCGACGGGCCACGGCAGCGTGGTGCCTGGCTCCGGTGTTTCGGCGCCAGGGCAAGACATCCAGCTGGGCGAAGGAACCGGGCGCGGGGCAGCCATGCTGTGCATCGCTGGCGGCGAAGTCGTGGCCGGGTTCGCAGGCGGCCAGACGGTCAGCCTGACCAATGGGCGCTACTGCACCGACGTCCAGGAAGTGTGCGCAACATTCCGCGACCTGCCAGGCGTCGGGCCTCAATACCTGGCGGTGCCGCAATGAGTCGCATCTGGAACCCGCTCGCCTTCGACATCTTCGGCAACCCGAATCCGATCGTGGCGCCACCGCAGCTGCGGGTGCAGGGCGGGACACTGACCGAGGTTCAGGCCTTGAGCGCGCAGAACGTATTCGCCAAGTTCTGCGACAGCGCACGCCTGTCGAACGTGCCGAACCCCACTGAGTATGGCCAGCTCCCCGACGGCTCCCAGTACAAGATCGTCGATGTGGCCGGAAATCGGACGATGTTGGTGTGGGCGAGCGAAGGTGGCGGATCGGAGGAAGGCGGCGGAATGATCTGCCTGCCGCCGTCCAGGCCGAATGTGGACTTCACGGTCCCGTACAAGGGTGTTAGCGCCTTGTTCAGACAGGCAAGTGCCGAGACCGTCGTTCTCGACGTATTTTCTCTCTATGTCGAAGTTTCCGGCGATGGGCGCGTGGTCACATACTACACAGGGCCCCCGAAGGACGGGGAGGAGCAATACGTTTCGAGTAGGGATACTGTCGTGTGGGAGGTCCTGATAGATAACTCTGTCGCGCACACCATTACGTCGGTCAAAACCAGAACAACCGCCCTGGTGCACTACAGCTATACAATCGGCATCACGACGTTTAATTACATAGACGTCAACGTAGACGTCAACGAAGCGAACTGGATCGATTTAGGCATCCCATCATGGAGCGACAGGGACCCCTACATAACGTCGGCAGGAAGCTACACGTATTATTACTCTCTGGTTGACGGCCCCAGCACCGGCCGCGCCCCAGATAAAAAAGAGGTAACCACGCGGGTGTATGGCGCTGACGGCAGTTTGGAGTGGAGGTCATACGTGTTGCCGCGCGAACCGCTGCCTGAACTTGCGTCGGCTATCGCTACCGCCGCCGCCCAGACTGCAGCCAACAAGGCAGCCGCTGAAGCCACAGCCCAGGCGCTGAACCAGCGGAAGGACGCGCTCGTCCTTGAGTACGAAGCGTTGCTGCTCATGGAGTGCTCCGCCGCGTACAACGCTCGGCGAAGTGCATACGAGGCGGCTCTTGCGGAGCTGAAGAAAAGCCCCTATGCCTACACCCCAGGATATGCATGAACACCATCGTCTGCAACACCATGACCGGCGCTGTCTCCGAATACGCCGGATTCAGCTTTCAGAGCATCACGCCCACGCATGCCGGCGACACGGCGGGCCTGTTCACGCTCGGCGGTGACACCGACAACGGGCAGTCCATTGTGAGCACGATCAGGCTGCCCCGGACGCTGCGTCTGGATACGCTCAAGATGTTCATCGACGTGGTGTACGTGTCGATCCTCAGCACTGGGGAGGCGAGACTGACGGTGCATACCCCGAGTGCTGACTTCGACTATTCGTTCGCGCTGCGCGCCAGCGGGCAGAGCCGGTGCGCCGTCGGCCGAGGCATCCGCGAGAACTACACGGGGCTGAGCATCAGCACCCCCACCGGCCAGGCCTTCGCACTCGACCGGGTGGAAGTGCTTGAGCGTAAATCACAATCAAGGAGGGTCTGACCATGGCCAACCCGAGCGGCAGCGTTGCAGCCACCATCGTCAATGACAAGTATGAGAAGTCGGTGGCGCTGGCCAACGCCGCGAACGCGCAAGTCGTGGCGCTGCAAAAGGCACTGGAGAACAGCATCTACGGGCCGGCAAAGATTGATGTGAAGTGGCAGACCTTGCCGGCGCCGAACCTGCCGCCGATTCCGAACCTGCCGGCGCTGCCGAAGTTGACGCTTGGCTCAATCCCAAACGCGCCTACTGGCCTGACGGCGACGGTCGGGGACGTGAGCATCGACGACTTCGTTGTCGCGCCTCCGACGCTGAACTTCCCGGCGGCGCCAGTGATCACGATCGGCAGCGCGCCGGCTATCCCCTCTGTTGCGGCCGTGGCCATCCCGGATGCGCCGAGCGTGACGCTGCCCGACGCGCCGGTATTCCTGGCCATGACGACGCACTCGTTCGGCGGGATCAACCTGCACGAGGACTGGCTGGACAAACTCGACGACATCCCCGAGTTGTCGCTGCTGGAGCCTGCCCCCTTCAACTACTCGCCGGGCGCGCGCTACGCCTCGCAGCTGCTGGACAGCCTGAAGGCAAAACTGAATGCGCGCATCCACGGCGGCACCGGGCTGGCCCCGGAGATCGAGCAGCAAATATGGGACCGCTCGCGCGACCGCGAGACCCAGCTGGCCCTGGCCAAAGAGCAGGAGGTGCTGCGCGGCGCCGAGGCCCTGGGCTTTCCGCTGCCATCAGGCGTGATGGCTGGGCAGTTGGCTGATGCGCGCCGCGAGTACCTGGACAAGCTCTCGGGCCTGAGCCGCGACATCGCCATCAAGCAGGCCGAGCTGGAGCAGGAGAACGTGAAGGCATCGATCCAGGCGGCGTTGCAACTGGAGAGCACGCTGCTGGAGGACTGCTACAAGCTGGAGGTGCTGGCCCTCGATGCTGCCAAAGCAGCTGCGGACAACGCTATCCAGGCCCACAACGCGGCGCTGGAGCAGTTCAAGGCCCTGCTGGCCGGCTATCAGGCCTACGCCCAAGCCTACGACACTCTGATCAAGGCCGAGATGACCAAGGTCGAGGTGTTCAAGGCGCTGCTGGCGGCCGAGGAGACCAAGGCCAACATCAACAAGGCGCTGGTGGATCGGTACAAGGCCGAGATCGAAGGCCGCATGGCCGTGGTCGAAATCTACAAGGCCCGCGTTGGCGCTGCCCAGACGCTGGTGGAGCTGGAGCGCACCAAGGTGCAGGCGGCCGGCGAGCAGATCAAAGCCTTCGTGGCTACGGTGAATGCCGAGACCGCAAAGGCCGATCTCTACAAGACCACAGTGCAGGCCGAGGGCACCAAACAGGAGGCCTACGCCACCACGATGAAGGCATACAGCTCCAAGGTCGGTGCGCAGGCCGAGCGGGCGCGGGTCAACATCGCCCAGTATCAGGCTCACATCGCGGCCAAAGGGCTGGAGTGGGACGGCTACAAGTCGCGGCTGAATGCGCTGGTGGCCGAGGCTGAGATCAGCGCGCGCAGCGCCAGCTTGACCGTGGACGGCTACCGCCTGGGCGCATCGGCCGCAGAGGCGCAAGCCAGCTCGTATATGCGCCGCTGGGAAGCTGACATCCGCCAGTACCAGGCCGGAGCGCAGATCACATTCAACGTGGCGAAGGCCAACGCTGACTCGATCACGCACGCCAACGACGCCAGAATGGAGGCGGCGAAGGTTGGCCTGGCCACCGGGGCGCAGCGGCTGGCCAGCGCGTGGGCGATGGTGTCTGCGGATGCCCGTGTGTCGGACAACACGAACCTGAACATCAGCGCGTAGGGCTGCCTGGTCGCACCAGAATGCAGCCCATAGGGTTTGCCGCCGTCGCTCGTAGGACAAAGAATGCGTTCAACGTGAGAAAAAGGAGAACCCATGCGTGGTTTCAAGCCAGACGATCAGCGCCAGCCGCAAGGTGGAAACATGGGCCATGACGCGGTGATGGCAGCCATTGCACGCCAAAACCAGCAGCAGACTGCGCCACAAGCCGAGCCGCCGAAGCCTGAGAGCAGCCCAATGCAGAGCCTGCGGCAGATTTTTTCTGGCACGGTCTTTGATCCCCGAAGCCGACAAGACAAGCGCGAGCGCGAGGCTGGCCTGGCCGATGGCGGCCGGGTACGCCCGCGCGGCTTTGTGGCCGGGCCGGGCACTGGCACCAGCGACTCGATCAAGGCGCGGCTGTCGGATGGCGAGTACGTGCTGCCGGCCGACACGGTGGCGGCGGTGGGCGTCGATGCGCTGGATGCGCTCAAGGATGCGACACACACTCCGGTTGCGAAGCCGGACAAAAACCGAGCTGGCGAGCCTCTGTTCGCCAACGCGGGTTTGGTGGACGATGAGCGCAAGCGCAACAGCTTTGGCGACGCCGCAGCCGCGGCCAACGACTATGGTGTGCAGCAGGTGATGGGACAGGCCACGCAGATGACGGCGGCGCCCGCAGTGCGAGCCGCGATTGGCCAGCAGATGGATGCGCCGGCTCGCATTCAGGCGGCAGTCAACCAGATTCCGACCGGGATTTCTGGTCAAAGGGCGCCCGTTCCAGTCGCGTCCACGGTATCACCTCCGGTTGCCACGGCTCCGGCGGTCGAAACTGACCATCAAGCCGGCGCGCCGAGTGCCGCGCCTGTCCGTGTCCAGCGACAACGAGATGTTCGTGGCGCAGAGTTTGCTGAACAGCAAAGGGCCGCCGCAGCCAATCGTGCGAGTTGGAGCGCGGACTACGACCGAGCTGGCGCACAGATGGCTGCCGACGCGCGGGAAGCTGCGGCAAGGCGCATTGGCAATGCAATAATGCGTCCGGCAAGTTCACCCGCCACTCCAATCCACCCGGTTGGGTTTGTTCCGGGAGACGCAGACATGCCGGCGCGTGATGTGGGGAAGGTCGATTTCGCCCAGTCGTCGGTAGCTGCTGCACCGGGCCAACAGCCTGGCGTTGCAAATGCAGCGCCCGTTGCGCCAGCGCGGGGTGCCGACATAAACACCACCGACCGCTCGGGCGACGCCAACATGCCCGCGATGGACACGGGTGCGCGTGGCTTGGCGCTGCCGGCGGCCAACGACCAATCCAAGCCGCAGCAGGTGGCGCCTGGCATCTATCGCCAGGGCAATAGCTTCGGTGATTCGCCCGAGGCGGCATCCTGGGGCGCGCGCGGCAGCAAGAACCCGAATGCGAACGATCTGGCGGCGGCCGACGCCCTGGCCAATCGCAGCGCGCAGGAGGTGAGCGCCATGGCGGCCCGGCTGCAACAGCCGACAGCCGCCGGCTTTCAGCCGATGCAGGCGCCGCAGGTGGAGCACAGCGGCAACAGCTGGGCGCGGCGGAATGAACTGCGCAACGCCGAAGTTTCGGCCAGCTCGATCATGAACAACGGCGGGCGCTGGGATCAGCATGGCAAGGGTGTGGTATCCCCCGAACGTGCGGCATATGCGTCCATGCTGGCGGCCGACGCCCGGGCGCGCGGCCTGGGGCCCGAGTTGCAGGGCCTGGCCATGCGTGAGAACGCCGCCCTGCAGCGCGAGGGCATGCGCGAGCAGGGGCAAAACGCGCGCACGGCAGCCGAGTTGGGGGTGCGCGGCTTTGATGCGATGCAGCGCAACGCGATCGAGCGGGGCCGACTGGGACTGGATGCGCGCCGCACGACGCTGGACGAGAACATCAAGAACATCGACATTCGCGCCGGCCAGCGGCTGGAGGCGCTGCAAAACCGCTATGCCAGCGCCAAGAACGACACGGAGCGCGCGGCCATTGCCAAGGAAATCCGCGATTTGTCGGGCAAGGATTCTGGCTCGGACTGGGCGGTTCAGGTCACGCCGGCCACCAAAAACCCGGATGGATCGACCTCCGAGGCGAGCATCTACCGCTACAACAAGCGCACGGGCGATGTGCAGCGGGTGGACGGGCAAGAGAAGCAGCAGAAATTCGAGGACGGCAAGGTCTACACCGACGCCAATGGAAATCGGCGCAAGTGGGACGAGAAAAACAAGCAGTGGCAGCCGGTTTGACGGCCCCGGCGTAGGGTTGGCTATTTCATGTCTCGGCGGGCACATTGGCCCGCATGGCAGACACCTTCGATCCGACGACAGCGCGCCTTGAAGGCGCTCCATCAACACCCAAGAAGGACGAGTTCGACCCG